AACTTAGTAAGTATGTCATCAAACTCACTACTAAATATAAAAGATTTAAAAATTCTACCCCAACCACTTGGCTCAAGTTTATCAAACATTTTTTGTTTAATTTCTTCTAAATTCATTTTTTTACTATTTTTGTTTTAAATACAAAGTTATGTCAGTTAAAATCAAAGAACTAAAAGATGATGCAATCATAGAAGTAAAAGTTAATAAAAACTTTTATTTAATGCTTAAAGCCGCAATGTTTTACATTTTTAAGCAAGAAACTGATGATGCACAAAAAGAAGCACTTATTAAAAAGGTTCTTTCTAAAGACCCAAATCCAGAATTTACTGAACAAGAATCTGCTTTTAGAACTTTAATGTTAATACTTGCTGAAATTGAAAGAGTAGCAGTTGCTGAAAATAAAATGGTAGAAAAAGAAGTTCCTACAGCATCTCCTACAGATACAACTACCCAAGGTTAAGATTAAATTGTTCTTTTCCTATTTGTATACAAGCTTCTATAGCTAACATTAAATCATCTTTACTACAATCTGCAAAAGATTTATCTTCAAGTCCTGAAGCTTGTTTTACTACAAGTTTCATTTCATCAAAAGTATATCCAGATTCTTTTGCTAATTCTCTAATACAAGCATGAACTTTTGCAAGTTGTGCTTTACTATGATCCTGACCTACAAGATCAATATACATTTCTATTGTCTGGTTTTCTTTTAGCTTTTCTAGAAATATTTCATATCCTAATTTATCTTTAGGAGATGCAAATATAAGCTTACCATCTTTTTTTATAAATTTACCACTAAACATTATTCACAAATTATATTGTCCAAGATGTCTATAAATTGTTCAAGATGCAATTTATCTACAATTTGTATTGCAGGAATTTCATAACATGACAATTTCCAAACATTATCTTTTACATCAACACTGTCTGTACTATACAAAGTAATATCATCACAGTACTGTCTTGAATAATAATAGTAATCATATCCATTCTGGCTTTCATCATCAAGTACATCTACTCTTTCAAAGCCAAGATTTATTAATTCTTGTTCTGTCATTTTAATCAATGTTTCTATAAATAATACTAATGATTATTGTATATATACAATTAATCATCCCATCCACTATTGTCTTCATCTTTTAATGAATAAATTATAAATCCTGCAATTACAAACACTATTACACCTCCTATCCAAATTTCCATTACTTATCTTTTTTAGGTGAATACTTTTTTTCAAACTTTTCCCAACCTTTTGAGTCAAACTGAGTCACAAGTAAATCAAGTTTGATTTCTTCTTCATGTTCATCACACATTCCTATACCCTTGATATCAAGGTCAGGACTATACTTTTTAGTTGCTGGTTTACCACATTTAATACATTCCATATTATAATCTTTGTTCCATAAACATTTCAGTATTAATTATTTCTTTAGTATAATTAATACCAGTATATTTTTCATTATCTAATACCCAAAGACCTAAATCTTTTATACGGTTATTCCTCAAAGTTAATAAAGAATATGCCATTATATTAGCATTATCTTCATCTTCACTCAACAACATTCTTAACATATTCTGTTTTTCATCTTCTGTTATATAACCTGTCTTTACAAGTAAGTTTAACTCAGATAAAAAGATAAATGGTCTAAATGTTCCTTGTTTGGTACCTGCTGCATACATATACCATAAATATCCAATATTGCTATCTGTTGGTTTTGCAATTTCCCAATGTTCATTGCAAATATCCCTAATCATTGCCATGATTTTAGAATCCTTAAATTTTTTTATCATAATTAAAATATATATCTAATTGTATTCCAAGGAATATGTTCATCATGTAACTCAGTCCACTGTTTAATATAATTAGCTTTTCTGTTATGTTCATACCGGATATTCTCACCACCATACTGAGAAGTTTTAGTTTCTTGTATTTTGGGTACCCAAAGTAGATCTTCTCCTGGAAGTTTATGTTCTAGATTATAATTATGCTTATCTTCATTATGAGTAAGAAATATTACTTCAGCTTTGACAGCATCATTATTCCAATTATTAAAATGAGCATGTCTATTAATCAAATGAAATAAAAACTCATATTCAGTTAACCAATTGTCATGTACTATTACAGGACTAAAGTTAAGATGGACTTCATAACCAGCATCAATAAATCTTGGTACAGCATTTAATCTTAAATCAATTGGACTAGTATTAGGTTCTAGTATCTTTCTCCATTTCTCCGGCATCAGACTAAATCTAATTCTAATCTTACCTTCTGGATTAAGTTCAAGTAAATCTGCATTTACATACTTAGTAGCAAATGAACCCATAGCAAGTGGATGATTTCTAAAGAACTTAAATATAGTCTTCCAGTCATGATATTTAGCATGCAGAGCAAAGTCTTCATTACAGGAAATATCATAGGTTATGTACTCTCCCGTCTGATTAGGTTTCTCTACTGTAGAAAAATAAGCATGTGAGTTAATTTCTGTCAGGATATCCATAGTATTTGTAGCTACAGATAATCCTTCCGGCTTATGTCTTTTCATATAACAGTAACTACAGTTATATAAACAGCCATGACCAAAAGAGGGACTGATAAAATCAGTACTCCTCCCACTTGGTCTTATAATCATGGATTTTCTAGTAACTTTTTCAATTACCATCTTATTCTGATTTAAGTTAATGTGTCAATAAAAGTTTTTCTTGTTTTTACTCTATTTAAATCATATTTAGGAGGAATTATCTCAGCTTTAAATCCTTTATAATTAAATTTATTTTCTCCTCTTAAATATTTTTGTATAAAAACAGAATAATCTTGATTTACATCTGCCTTTTTTCTACGGTAATGTTCTTTAACAAAATGAATCATTCTCTTTTTATCTTCAAACTGTAACAAAGAAGTTTTATAAATTTCTGATAATATTTCAGGATTTATAGGTATTACTAAACCAATATTATCATATTCTTTGATGTATATAGACCATTCATAATACAATGATAATGCTACTTGATAAGACATGCTGATTCCATTTATAATTTCTGCTGCAGAATCAACACCCAATTCCATAATACTTTTATTAGTCTTGTAATTTGGATTTAAAGATATTGGTTTAGGTAAATCATTTAAATTATTAACACCATTAAAGAAAGAAGGATTTACTTCATAACCTTCTTTTGCTGTATAAAAAGACTCTGTATCTTTATTATAAAAAGCAATTGATTTCTCATAAGCATGCTTACTTTTTATAGACAAATTTCTTTTTTCTACTGATGTTAACTCTTTATACTTTTGAAGACTAATGGTATCTGATACAATCATAAACTTTATGTTTAGATTTGGAAACATTTCTGGTGTAGCCTGTAATTCACCAAAAGGTTTAAGATATTTTAAGTTTTCATTTAGTGATGCAGACATTAAATAAGCTTTATCAAAAGTATTTGCTGTTATATTAACATCATTACTTAATCTTATTTGCTTAAATTTACTCTGTATCATTAGCATAGACCATTCTAATTGTTCTTCAAAGTCATTACCTATAAAGTCATTAGTTATAGATTTTTCAAACTGTTCATTAGAACCTATTAAATCTGCATTTAAGTAAGATTTATTTTCCATATTATTCTGATTTAGGATTAAGAGCTTCTTTTACTACTTTACCTAACATAGGTTTAACTAACTTATAAACCTCATAGGTTTCTTCCTCAGCCCAAGTAATAATTTTTTCTTCTTTAGTATCTACATTGTAACTATGCATCCATAATGAATGATGCATCATCTCATGCATAATAAGACCTGTTGTACTTACTGGATCAGTACATCTAGAAAGATTGATAAATATAAATCTATCATCATTATCAACATACTCTCCGGATGCTTTAGGAACAAAATTGCTCCAACCAGCTATATATGAACTATCTTTTGTGTTAGGATGTTGTTCACATTCAATACGAGACAATCCATGCATTTCTTCTACATTATAATACTTAAAAATATCACAGGGATTATAACTTAATAAAAGTACATAACCTGTTCTAAATATTGTTATCATTTTTTCTATGTTCTAAATAATCAATAATAAATCCAGTAGCAACTAGTATATTCATACCAAATGATGCTAATATCTCATAGATGTCCTCATAGACATTTACAGTCAGGTGAACATGACCCACCATCCAAAATGGTATGGACAAGTTTTGGCTTATCCATACCACTAGATACTTAATAAAATATTTCATAGGTTTCTTTTTCTTCTTCTTATTATCCTATTGATATAGGAAAACATGCTTTGAATTATAAAAGCATTAAGAAAAGAAATTACAAGTAACATGAGTAATTTAAATATTCCTGCTGTATTGCTAGAAACAATAAACATTAAAAATATTCCTGATATCCCTATTACAGCAAGAAAATGCATAATGATCATATAATACAATATCCAAGATCTAGTCCCCTTCTTCATTGTTCACTCCTTTTTTCTTTTCTTGCTTCACCGTAGTTTGAAGAGAACTTTTTTTTGACTTGTTCAGTCTTTCCAATCTCTCCTGGATTCTCTTGTTGATACCGTTGTAATCTTGTCCTTTCTTGATATCTTTCATACTCTTCCCAATTATACATTTCTAATTCTTTCATTCTAGCTACATCAGCTATGGTAATTCCATCTGGTATACCTCCATTTGCATTAATAAGATCAATACAGAATTCTTTCATTCGTCCCATATTTTCATACTTTTATCAATAAGTAATTTAATTGTTGTTCTAACATCTTTATGTCCCAATGCAATTCCTGCTGCTTTAAGTTTATTATATGTTTTTTTGTCAATAGTTAAATCAATTTTAATATCTCTATTTACTTTTATATAAGATGTAACTACACTAAAGTCAAATGGAAACATCTGAGCATATACATATACATTTTCTATATAAGATTTATCTTTATAGAAATCTAAAGCAAGTTTTTTATTATAATTGATTGTGTGTCTTTTATAACCTGTAAGATTTGCAAGAGTATGTTCTGTTATCATAAATTTATATGCTAAAACAGCAATAAGATAGCTTCTCTGATCTACTAAAACTCTTTTTCTAGAATTACTAGTAATTTTAGACAAAGATTCTAGTACATTTTCTTTAGTGTATTCTTCCATATTAAATAAAAAAAGGAAAAAATAATCCTTTGAATTCTGATACAAAAGGTCCTACAATTAATGTGCTTAAAAAATTGTAATGTTGAGACCAATCATACCAAAACCATAAAGTAAATACATGTGCTATTATTAGATAGACATAAAGTACTATCCAAAGAAAGTTTAAATTTTTCAAAATATAAATTTTTAAGATTTAAAATAGATCTAGTTCACATCCTTCAGTAGATAATTCTTTGTTTTCATCAACAACATCTACTAGAAAACCAAATCTTTTTGAACTAAAATACTCATAAGGAAAGCATTT